TAAAACGCATGTACTTGTCGGACCAGTCGCCCTTTTTAACTTCGGGTGCCAGGCGTCCGGCGTTCATAGCGGAGAATAAGATCTCTGTTACTGTAGGATCGATATATGTTACAAGTGCGCTAGGAATGCCAACGTTTGCAGCTGTAGTCAGTGCAGCATCCTGAGCAAGCATCTTAGCTGTTTTTTCATAGTCTACGCGGATTTTGCCGTTAACTTCGTCATATGCCATAAAATCCTTAGCATATGGGGAGGAAATACCGCGGGCTTTTGATTTTTCAAATAAATTCATTTTAGCCTTCTCCTATTAACCGTGGTTAGAAATAACGATCAGATCGCCAGTAGTACCGCCTTCGGTAACGGTCCATCCGGTAGCGATTTCACCGGTGCCAGGTGTGCCGTAAGTCATTGCACCTGTAGCGGTTACAACGTTTACGGACTGTCCGGCGGTTGCAGATCCGGTAGCGGTTACGAAAAAGTCCCCGCGGATTGCAACGGTTACCAGTTCGCCGCGCTCATAGGTCAGCTGGCCGTCTGAGGTGTCAGGCAGCACGCCGGTAATGAGTCTAACAGCCAGGCCAACCGGAGCGGTAGCGTCTGCACCGGTGCCGGTTGCAACCTTACCTACGCCGATAGCGCCGCCGGATACCGGGTTAACGGTTGCGGTGCCGTTCCATACGAACTGACCGGCGGCTGCGGTTCCGTCGGAAATATAGTTCTGTACTGTGATCACTTCGCCCAGGAAGGCGGCCTGGGAGCCAGGAACGCCGATCGCTGGATCAATATTGACAACTTTCTGTAAAGCCATTTTCAATTTCTCCTATAGGTTTTTAGTCAATTCTAACGCGGTCGAGAACCGAGCCAAGAATAGTTTGTTTTGCAGGTGTAGCCGGCTTTGAGTCGGTTGCAAGCTGCTTTTTATGTCCCGCATTATAAGCCATAAAGGCGTCGCGGGCGGTTAATCTGTTGCAGTTTATGCCTAGCTGTTTGCAGGCGTCAAGATATACCTCTTCGGCGGCGTCGTATGCAGTAGCTTTGATTTTACCGAGTACGCCTTTTACATCTTCGGCGGCCTCTGCGATTGCGTTCATACGCTCTTTAACCTCCGCGGTGATCATGTCGTAAGCGTCCAGGGCGTCGCTGTAGCCGTTGACACTGTCGTGAGCCATTGCCTTGCCTGACTGATCGCCGTATTTAATACCGGCAATAAACGCATTTTTAACCACATCATCCTCATTTTCAAGGCCACAGGCTTTGATCGCATCCTGGATCAGTTTATCCATGCGGGCGTCAGTGTCCTTCACCTTTTCGGTTTCGGTTTCCACCTCTGCGGTTTCGTCGATATCCCCGTCCTCAGCCTTTACCTTTTCGGTGATTTCAGCCTCGGCCTCGGTTTCGTCGTCGTCGTCGTCGCTTTCACCTTCTGCGGACTCCACGCCTTCAACCAGCTCCGGCTTTTCGGTTTCCTCGGTTTCCACTTCTGCGGTCTCCTCGGTTTCCTCTTCGTCTTTCAGCTCTTCCGGCTTTTCGTCTTTGCAGGCGTCGCCCTTAAACTTTTCACCCAGGGCCATAATCGAGTCGCGGATCTCTTTCTTTTCGTCCTCAGTCACACGATCGCCCAGCTTGCCTATAATGCCGTCCACGGCGCCGTCGAGTGTATCCTCGCTCTTTTTCTGCAGTGCTAAAAGCGCCTGCAGTGCCGTGGCGGCGTTTTTCAAGATCTCTTTTTCATCCATGTTTTTTACCTCAGCTTTGGTTTTTGGAATTGGTTTTGAATCATAAACCAGTACATCTTTGCCCGCGCGGCCCTCTTCAACCAGTGCAATATGGTTGGCGCGGATATTACGCATAATAAAATCGTAAGGCTTGCCGTCAAAAGTGCCTTTTTTAAATTCAGGCTTGTATTGATATGCTAGAGACAACTCCCGCATAAAGCCGTTATTAATCACGCTCTTAGCCTTATCGTCATAAATTGTCATAGAGTTAAACAGATAAGGGCGTTTCCATTCTGCATCGGTGCCGGCGGCTCCTACGCGGGTTTCTTTTGCCGGAGCATCCGCAAAATCAGGGTGGTGGCGGAATTGTACCGGGATTCCGTTAAGGCTCTCCACGGTTTCCGGTTTGCTCAGTTCCTCCGCAGATCTATACCCGTAATAGGTTTTATCGGCCTGGAGGCCCGCAGCCTCCCAGCCTGGGATCTCGCGGCCGTAATATGGGGCAACCTGCTCTTTGGTGAAAGGCGAGTATTTGATGTGCATAAAACCGTTAGAGTCGATAGATCTAACACTTTTAGCGTCAAATGCCATTGTATCAACGATCATTTTTTCTTTTTTCTCCCGGTTTTCTTCGGTTTAATTGTTTGCGGTGTAAATTCCTTTTCAATCTGCGCCATGTCAAAATCTAGCTGCATCTGCACGCCGTGCGGAGTCGCCTTTTTATGCCTTGTATATGTGCGTTTTTTCTTAATGGTCCGCTTTCTCGGCTTTGTTTCAAATTCCAGCTCCAGCTGGCCTTTTTTCTCCGGCGCCTCTGTGATGTACGTCCGCATCGCCTTAAGCGGCGGCGTCACATTCGCGATCAGTTCCGGCATTTTTGCCCGGTAAATGCACCGGCAAAATGGCAACTCACCGCATTGGATGTTTTTCTCAACCTCCGGATCGTATATCCCGGTCCGCAGGTCGTAAGCCTGACCGTTTAGCTTTATGTGGGCCTCGCGGCTCGTATATTGCCCCGGTACGTGGATCCAAACGGCCTCAGTTATTCCCAGGGCTAAATCGTTGCCGCGCTGGATAGCCTGATTGAGTTTAATCGACTGGTCAAGGGCTACACGCTTAGCCCGTGCCGGATCAAAACCCTCAACGCTCCGCAGCAGTCTTTCAATATCCGTGATAGTCACGCCGGCATTAAGGCTCTCGGCCATGATATCCTGGATCTTCTGCAGCTCGCGCGCGCCTATTTTGCTTATTAGTTCCGTCTGGTCACGGATAAATCCGGGGATCATTCCGCGGACCTCCGGCGCAACATACTGGCCCCAGTCTGTGGGCTCGGTCCAGTGTTCCGCGATAAAAGCCTCGCTCATTCCGGCGGTTTTCAGTGCGTCCTTTTGTGCGGTGGTCGTATCGCGTACGGTCGCATTGGTGAACCAGTCGGCAGCGGCCTTTATGCCGTTTTGCGCCTTAACCATAAGCGCCGCGGCGGTATCTGCGGCCTTTTTGGCGAACCCTTTGACCCAGTCTCCGATCCCGGCATCCTGTGCAAGCTCTACACGGCCGGCGTAATTACTAGATCTCAAGTTATATAATATAACTAAAATCAACGCCTGATTCACGCGATTTATTGATTGCGTGATCAAGTTCGCATATTTGCGTGAATTTCCTTGATTCGGCTCCACTGCTCTGCGGTAACGGCGGCGGGATTTTGAAAAAATGCTAGGCCTGCGGCGCGTCTGACTCATGCTCAACCATCCAGTTTGCTATCACGTTTTGATCGATCTCCGGCTCTGCGGCGGTTTTCGGTGCGGGTTCACCGAGCATCCACAAAGACTTAATCGCCGGATCCTCCGCAAGGTCCTCCGCTGTTCCTACCTCCGCGCCGGCGTTCGACTGCGGTAAGTCGTCGGGGATAAAACCGAGTTTTGTCTTTTTATCTTCCTTAACGGCTTTGCGAACTTCCTCCGCGCTCAAAACGTTAGTCTGCAGTAAGCTGTTTAGCATGCTAACACGGGCGGCGGCGGTTTGTACGTCCGCCTGATCATCATCGGCCCCCAGTGCGTTAAATTCAAAAGAGATTGACTGGTCGATCGTGCCTGTAGTGGTTAACTGAATAATGTCTAAAATCTTTTGTATGCCGTCCCTTAAAAGTTCCTGTTTACTCATAACGTGATCGTAGTAGTTCCGGATATCGCTCTCACCGGTTGCGTTAAAACCGGACGGGCTTATGCCTAACAGCTTAACCGCCGGGGTGCGGTTAATTGCCGCGATAAATTCAAGCTGCTGGCGTACGATGTCAGTCACGCCGGAGATCGTCAGTGTAATATTTTTGATATCTTCCGCATTACGATCGCATACCACTACACTGTCATTATTGCGATAGCGGCTTAGTGCCAGCATCTTTGCATCCATCTGCTGCACGCCGTCGGAAGAGGTCAAAAGGTCCTCGGTATTGGTCTGATATACGAGCAGATTTAATTTTTCAAGAATACCCGCTACAGATACGCGGGCGCGGTTCCAGTGCAGCACATAATCCCAAAGGATTTGCGCCTGCGGAATACCCAGGAAATTATACGCCGGTCTGAGCAGGGTCGGCGGCAGGTTGTCACGTAGAATAATAAGGCGGCTGTGATGTACGCGGCGGCCCAGAATAAGCCAGTAGTCCGGGTCGCTCATGTAATTTTCTTTTAGCGGGTCGGACGCGTTGTAAATGCCGGGGGCGGCAACAACCGGATCAATCAGCACAAATTTAACCTTTGTACCCTGTTTGATCTCATCGCTTTTATCACTTATCTGCAGCGGCAGTGACGGATCATCCGTGCCCGTGTCAATGTAGATAAAGGCGCCGCCCATATAGCCCTGAGTAGCATAGGCGCGGTTATAGAGTCGCCGGATGTTCATCCCGTCCATTTTTTCCGCCAGGGTATCGAGCAATTCATTGTCGGTTTCATCGCCTCCGGTAATTGTTATCCATTCCCTGGTAATATCATCCGCAACTGTTTGGATCGCAGTGCGGATCATGCCGTTCTGGGCTATCTGCTGCAGTGCGCCGTAACCGATAAAAGACTGTGAAGGGTATTGACCTAAATCGGCGCTGTGCTGCATCAGGCTCTCGAATATTTGGGTAAAGCCAAACTCAAAGGCAGAGTCCTGCGCCAGCTTTTCGGAATTAAGCCGCTCGGCCTCGGCAGGGTCTTTGCTGTCGTATGCCATTGTTCGCGGCAGCGCAAAAAACTTTTTAACGTCCTCCAGGGTTTTGATCGGTCCGA